CATGTTTCTCCAGTAATTCTGCATGTTTTCGGGGAGGTCACCGGTGCCCCAACATTACGCCACTGTCGCGTCCAAACATGCTCCGCATAACGAGGCGGACATGCCGTCAAAACGCGACCGTGCGCAAACGGCGGCCCCACGTTTCGAGATGCCAAACCATGGAGGAATACGATGAGTGAAGGAAACAACCAGGTCGATCCGACGAGGCTTTCGGTAGAACAAGCGGCGAAACTACTTTCAGCCGCTTTCCGAGAACGCGTCGAGCCAGAGAAGATCCGACTAGACCTACAAAACGGTGCGCCGGTGAACGTTGATGGAACGATCAACCTCGTGCACTACAGCGCATGGCAAGCAAAGGAGATGGGACGTGGCGAGTGATCCAAGGAAGCTAAAACCAAGCGAGCTATGTCGACTACTCAACTCGACGCCACTCGGCGAGGTGATCAGCGAACGCCAACTATATCGGCATCGTCAACGCGCCGGCGCACGCATTGGTGATAACAAGACCGTCGATCTCCTTCGTTATTGCGCGTGGATGCATATCGTACGACATACGCCTCGTACGACGAGCGGTGTCGATCCGTACGATGCGATGAAGGAGCGAGCGCGTGCACGCAATGCAGCGCTCGCTCTCGCGGGGCGTGATATTGGTGAACTACCAGAGGTCGATAACCCAAATCGCAAAGATCGCGCGTCGCGTGACTTCCGATACTTTTGCGAGACCTACTTTCCGCTAACGTTTCATCTCGCCTGGTCGCCGGACCACATCAAGGTCATCAATAAGATCGAGCAAGCAGTTGTACATGGCGGTTTATTTGCACTCGCGATGGCTCGCGGTAGCGGGAAAAGCTCGATTGCTGAAGTCGCTTGTATCTGGGCCGTTCTTTATGGGCATCGCAACTTCGTTTGTTTGATCGGCAGCGATGAAGGGCATGCATGCGATATGCTCGATTCGATCAAAACCGAACTCGACAGCAACGAATTGCTCTTGGCCGACTTCCCAGAGGTTTGCTTTCCTATCCAAGCCCTCGATGGGATTTCGAATCGCGCAAATGGTCAGCTCTATAAAGGCAAACGCACGCAGATCGGATGGACCGCAAAAGAAGTTGTCCTACCAACGATAGAGGGTAGCAGCGCCAGCGGAGCGATTATCAAAGTCGCCGGCCTAACCGGCCGCATCCGAGGTATGAAATTCAAGCGTCCCGATGGCAGAACAGTTCGTCCGAGTCTCGTGGTACTCGATGACCCGCAAACGGATGAGAGTGCTCGTTCGCTCTCGCAATGCGCGAATCGCGAAAGTATCCTCGCCGGCGCTGTCCTTGGCTTAGCTGGTCCTGGCAACAAGATCTCTGGCATCATGCCCTGCACGGTTATTCGTCCAGGTGATATGGCGGACAATATCCTCGATAGGAATCGCCATCCAGAATGGAATGGCGAACGAACCAAGATGGTCTATGCGTTCCCAAAGAATGACTTGTTATGGGAACGTTACGCCGAGATCCGCGCAGAAGGGATGCGTGGCGGTGATGGTGGTGAAGCTGCCACCGAGTTCTATCGTCAGAACCAAGCCGCGATGGACGATGGGGCTGTAGTCGCTTGGCAGGAGCGATTCAACTACGACGAACTCTCGGCGATTCAGCACGCGATGAATCTCAAATTGCAAGACGAAGCAGCGTTCTTCGCCGAATATCAAAACCAACCTCTGCCGGCGGAGACCGTTGTCGATGGGATGCTCAAACCAGAAGAGGTCGCCAGCAAGATCAACCGCATGGATCGTGGCTTGGTTTCGATTGGCGCGAATCATCTCACCGCCTTCATCGACGTCCAGCAGAAGCTGCTTTTCTATGTGGTCGCCGCATGGGAGGACGATTTCACGGGCTATGTGATCGACTATGGTTGCTACCCCGACCAGCAGCGTCCGTACTTCACGCTACGTGAGGCTCGGCAGACGTTGAGCTCCGAAGCGACTGGAACCGGACTCGAGGGATCGATCTACGCTGGCCTCGAATCGCTAACTTCAAAATTACTCGATCGCGAATGGCAGCGAGACGACGGCGCTGCGATGCGCATCGGTCGTTGTTTGATCGATGCCAACTGGGGGCAATCGACTGACGTTGTCTACCAGTTCTGTCGGCAGTCCAAACACGCCGCTGTGATCATCCCCAGCCACGGTCGTTTCGTTGGTGCGTCGAGTTTGCCGTTCAGCGAGTATCGTCGCCGGCCAGGTGATCGCGTAGGACTCAACTGGCGTATCCCGAACGTTCATGGCAAGCGCGCAATCCGTCACGTGGTCTACGATACCAACTGGTGGAAGTCGTTTATCAATGCTCGCCTTCGTGTCTCTATGGGCGATCGCGGCTGCCTGTCGCTCTTTGGCACAAACGCCGAAACGCATCGTATGTTCGCCGAGCATTTAACCTCAGAGTACTTCATCAAGACCGAGGCCCGCGGCCGAAGCGTTGATGAATGGAAGCAGCGTCCGGAACAGCCCGACAACCACTGGTTCGACTGTTTGGTTGGTTCAGCGGTCGCGGCCTCGATGCAAGGATGTGTTCTTATTGGAACCAATACTATTACGCATTTGAGCGCTGGCCGAGTCAGTTTTAGAGACATGCAAAACAGAAAACGATTCTGATGTTTTGTAAATCAAAGCGGATCGACTGGCGAGGTGGCAATCGACACTCTACCTCTCTTGCAGAGACGCCCACGCAACAAAAACGCACAATGAGGATTCGAGCTTACGCACCAACGCAGAACTTCGGAGTAACTAGATTCTATCCATCTGAGTGTTCCGAAGAGATGTGCAGAAAGGCCCTTTCAGTCACGCTGGGGACAGTCAGTTATTCTGGGGGCCTGTGCCAAAATGAAACCGGGTTAGGCAATTAGTACGATGCAAAATTCCTTAGTCATACCGATGATCGTGACATGTATGTACGATTGTTGAGGTAGTTGACTGGTTTCAAGTGAACAAGCTTAGTGTTGAATCCGTAAACGGGGACGGAAGCGAATCGAGAATGTTACACCAAAAAACAACGCGAGGAATTACGATCATTGTCCAGTGGCCAACACATGACTAAAACATCATCCGGATTTCGCCCCAGCATGGACCTGGTGCCTTCGAAGCACATTATGGCGGTAAATATCCGCCAATTGCGTAAGGCAACAGACGCGGCCTTAGTGAAGTCTTCCAGTGATCGACGATTGTGTTGATATGTTCGCTTCCTACTCCACTAGCCGCGTCGCGTAAACCGTCCACCTTTCTCTCAGAATTAGTAACAAGTTCGATACTAGCTTCAGCAATATCGACACCATCTGAAATAACCGAATATAGTCGATTTGCGAGGTGCTCATTCCACCTCTCTCGAACATGGTCAATGACGGTTCGCAATACTATAAGTTGGCGTAGTCGAACCGGAGGATAGCCAACTTGTTTCAGGCATTCCTTTGCAAAGCCCGCATCGCCGAAGAGGCGAAACAATGCGGAAATTGAAAAAGCCCACTGAAAGAAAGCAGGTTCGATTACGGGATAGACCTTTTCGTCGATCTCGTGATTAGTTAGTGCCTTTGGGTCTAAGAACCCATTTTTAGCGAACCACTGCTCCAAAAATACACCGCACCACCACGAAGCCGCAGAGCAGTCGGCGTCGAATTCAAGTACCTGCCGATCAAATACTCCAGATTCAGAATGTTGATTCCAGGTTAGTTCATTCATCAAGCAAGAGCCCTGCTGAGCAGCAAGAAAGTCGATATGCCCATGAGCGATATGGACTAATTCATGTCGTAGTACAAATCGAAGGGCCTGTTTAGCACAGGAATCTGCAAACCATCGACGTTTTTCGCACCGCGGAGTGGGTTGAAGAACATTTGGGTTTGTTAGTAGGCTCAGAGGATCTACGGGTAACGTTGGCAATTCAATTTCTAGTTCCGGCTCACCTACCTTGATAAGAATTCGAGGGTCGGCGAAGACTCGGCAAAACAACCCGTCAATTGCTTGAAGCAATCCAAGGTAGAGCCCAACACAAGCTGTTCCATTTTGATCTCGAAGAGCTACGGCATTGAATTCATGATTTGCAATAAGACCAAAAGAAGGTCGGAATTCGCAATTTGCCTCCGACGACAAAACTTTGGCATGGTTTCCCAGCCAACCAAAATACTCAAGTAGTCGCGTTTCGAGGTTGGCTGGCAGAAAACCCGAACGGTAAGCACCTCCGTAATCTGCAACTGCTTGATCGAACTGCTCAATTTCAGTCATGAATTGCCTTCCAAATCAAGTGACGATGACACGTTGCACGGAGATTCTATGCCGAATCTGAGTCCGACTGCTGCATGCGTATTCACCAGAGTATCGTGTATCTGCGATATATCGGGAAGGGCTTCGATGTAGTCGCACAACTGGTCCGGCAATTCAGTGCCATAAGAGTTAATTCTCGATGTTGCCGATATACCTAGTAAGTGATTCTTCCGGGTATCGAAGGTAAAGCTGAGGTCCGTAAGGAGCGAATGAGCTTTACTGAAATGCAAAAGCGACGCCGGACCAAATAGTTCTAGGGGATTGAATCAAAAAAATCTTCTCGTTCGTCCGTCAATCTACATGTGAACCGGGTATTCCTACAGATAGAAGTCCACGTCTTCAATCTTAGGTAGGCCGTTAGCATGTCAGATAACTTGCAAGAGACGATTCGCGAGAGTGCGAAAGCACCTGCTAAGGCCTCGGGAGATGCCGGAAGCGTCGAGCAGCACAAGCTCACCGAGCAAATCGCTGCAGACAAGTATCTGGCGTCCAAGGCGGCCGCCTCTAAGCCGAAACGTGGCCTTCGATTTAACAAGCTCGTGCCACCAGGTGCGGACTAATCGTTCACGCCTGATTGAGCTTGTTTCTATAGGCAGGGGTGTCGGGTTTAACAGAAGGGATTGATTCACGGATGTTTAAGTTGTTGTCAGGGATTCTGAGCAGGAACGGCGATCGTAAAGATCGGTCGCTCGTCCGTGGACGCTCGGCCCGACACCCCTGGTCGTTAGTGAGAATGCTGGGGCGCTACGACGCTGCGACCACCACGATCGACAACGTTCGCCACTGGGCGGCCGCAGACGGACTATCGGCTAGTGCGGCCAATAGCCCTGAAGTACGCCGCACGCTACGCAACCGTTCGCGGTACGAGATCGCCAACAACTCATATGCCCGAGGTATCTCGTTGACTCTTGCTAACGACTGTGTTGGTACTGGACCTCGATTGCAGATGCTAACTGCGGATGCGTTCGCCAACCGTTTTGTTGAGCAAGAGTTCTTTGCTTGGGCTGATGCAGTTGGCCTCGCAGAGAAGCTACGCACGATGCGGCTCGCTCGTGTTTCAGACGGTGAATCGTTTGGTTTGCTGACCAGTAACCCGAGAATTGATTCGCCAGTTCAACTCGATTTGAAGCTGGTTGAAGCTGAACAGGTCACATCGCCCATATTGGCACTCGATAGTTATCGCTACCTCGATGGCATTCGCTTCGATGAGCACGGAAACCCAATTTCGTATGACGTACTTCGAGAGCATCCTGGCGATGACGCGTTCTCGTTGACTGAGAATTACGACACCATCGATGCCAATTCCGTCCTCCATTTCTTCCGCAGTGATCGTCCAGGGCAGATCAGGGGTATTCCCGACATCACGCCGGCGCTACCACTTTTTGCACAACTGCGACGATTCACTCTGGCTGTATTGGCGGCTGCCGAAACAGCAGCTGATTTCGCTGGGATTCTTTACACCGACGCGCCGGCTGGTGGCGAAGCCGATGCCGCTGAACCGTTCGAGCCAATCGAACTGGAGAAGCGATCTCTACTAACGATGCCCGGCGGTTGGAAGATGGCTCAGATGCACGCTGAGCAACCAGCCACAACATACGCCGAGTTCAAGC